GTTTGTTTTAAACTAAGAAAAATTAAAAACTAAAAATTTTGAAGTCGCCGCCACGACTGGTGATGAGTTCCTACGACTATGTGTCTCCAACTATGTTGTGTACTCTCATCAACTAACAGTGTTCGGTTTGAATGCATTTACCTACTCACTGCCATAAATAGCTAAACTAAAATTATATTTATTTGCTATACCGCTAATGGAGCGGTTCTGGCATTTGATAGCTCGCCCCAGGTGGCGATATGTATGGACGTGCATTTATGAGATGGTGTATTTGATAGCCCGCCCACCGGCGGTATGTGTGACATGCAAACAATGGAATGGCGTATTTGTAGCTCGCCCGCCGGCGATATACATTATAGAAATTCTTGGGTATATATTTGGATATATATTGGTTACATTTGTTTTTGGTCTTTTTGTTTTCTACATTGTGTACTTGATAGCCCGCCCACCGGCGGTATGTGTGTGGCAATACTGATGAAATGGTATAAGAAAATTCTTGAATATTATATGGGTTACATTTTGTTTTTGATTTTTATATGTTTTTATTTTATTTATATATATACAAGAAACTCCGGTTTTTATTCTGTTATTTGTCCAAATTATTAAAATGGTATCCATATCGGGCGATGGCGGTCGCCGCAATTGGAACTCAATTGTCAAGGTCCTCACCAACTAATGGGATGATTGCCCTGGAACTAATAATTTTTCCCTCCTCGGGATCACAGCAGTAAATTGTAAAAATCCTACCCTTAGCTGTATCCCATGTGAATTCTTTAACTTTATGAAACCGATGAAAGTGTGCTCCGTTCCATGCTGTAATTTTGGAATCGGTAACACTACCGTTGAATGTGTAGAGGGTGTCTCCCAGGTGAAAAGTGGTCATGATGCGATCAGTGGTACCTTTGCCTACGGTGGTGAATGACAGAATAGGTGGGACAGAGCAGACAGGGATAGACATTCCTTTCATACGAATCATCGCGGAAGGCCCAACCGCGACAGCAAAACTGCTAGAAAACCAGTACCTTTTGAGGGCACGAAGGCTGAAAGCTACTATGTGAAGGAGGGCGATGAAGGCTATAGTGAAGCCAAAGAGAACGATCAACCAATAGGTGACTCCAGAATGTGATGGAGAAAGAACAAAAATGATGACCACATGAATGGCAGCAGCAATAGAAAGTAGGTAGTGGAAGATTTTTGCCACCCACCATTTCTCAAGAGATGGTATTGCGCTGCGGGAGACGTTCCATGCCACATAGATCACTATTATTACACTAGCGACCGTGGTGACTTGGACATAATCAGAAAAAGCTGCTCTAAGTTTTTCCAGGGACTCATCGTAAAACATCGGTTGGGCCATGACAATTTTAAAGGCGGTATTAAGCGGTAGAGTCGGTGGTGAGATCTTTCACCGCCGAGTACCGTGGGACGGCACGAACATCTTTGTGCTCCTCTGGTTTCGCTTCGGTCTTTTCTACAACCTTAACGGCCCTAACAGTGGAGTCCCCTTTAGTTTTAATGTCTCTTGGCTGGGGGCAAGCTTTGAATCTAGAATCTTTCAGTGTAAGTAATTCAAGTACATCTGGGACCGCACGCATGAAGATTTCAGCCTGAGTCATGTTATCGAACACCACCCCAGTTGGTGAGTTCATAGTTGTGGCATATGCTTCATCTTCAGTCGGGTAGTCCACAGAAATCATCACTCTACCAATATGTCCTGCAACAGCAAACTTTGTTTCGACCCTGTTGAATCCTCCCTCAGGGAGCTCGGTCGCGAGTAAAGTACCATCGGAGACCCCGAGTACCTTTGAAATGCTGATTGCAACTGGTGCTTTACGACGAGTAGCAGACTTACTGCGAGAGTTAGAGCGATCCCTGCGACCCTTAGAGCCAGACCTAGAGCGGCGACGACGACGTCCATTTCCGAAACCACCACGACCTCTACCGCGGTAATTTGTTGGTACAAATGTTAGTGAGCTGAAGTCCGCCATGCGACCCTCTGATATGTATTTTAAAGGAGGTATCGACGTGGTGGTGAGAGTCCAATTTTCACCAAAGACAACAACATCAGGAACAAAGTAGACGTTCGGAACATCGACACACAAAGTCGGAATCTTCTTGAATCTGTCTTTACATCCAATATAGACTACCTCTGAGTTGTTACCCCCAACGACTATCTGTTGTGGATTAGAGACATTCTGACGACAAGTAATTTGTGTTATAGGCGAACAACCCCTAAGACATGATGTCAAATAAGTTGCATAACTACCTGTGGGTGGAGAGTGCTTAACACACTCATGAATTTGTGAGTTGCAACATTCTGTGTCAGGGGTCGTTTGCCAAGGTCTAGTAAAATTATAGTCCATCACTAAACAAGACGGACGGGCACCTTTATGTACATAATCCCACCTACCATGAACCGACCATGATCTGTTTGTAAAATGAAGCCACTTCGGGATCTGCATACCGTCAGCGTCTGCTAACCAATACGCACACTTCCCGTCACTGGCAACAAATGAAAAGAATGAGATGATTAGAATCAGATGCATTGTATTTTTAAAGGAACTAAGCCATTTTAAGCTTAGGCTCAGTCCGTTCTTCAAGTTCCTTTATTTTGTGGAAGATTACCGCGTAGACAATCGCATTAATAAGAAAAACTATAATGCCGACTATCCAAATTCCAATGTCCAAACCCGCACGCACCCCACGCGGTACGATCGCCCAGGTTGGTTTGTAATCTTCAAGAATCGGCTCGACCCACATCTGAATCTGCTGAAGTGAACTTTGAGTAATGTGGGTGTAATTGATCGGCTCTAAAACGGTGAAATTGAATGTTTCATTTTTGATAGCTTCAATGATGCTTGCAATGGTCGTCTGGTCGACCGTTACATTCGTACTAACGATCTCTGCTATCTGGCCAGTGGGAATTGTAGGTGTAGAAATACTCACTGAATATGGTCCGCACTTGAATGGGAAAGAAATTATCGGGGCCAGGCAAGAGTCCAAATCTGTCGTCTTATGGTAGACCTGATCGTTAACTTGGACGAAAAGACATCCCTGTGCTGCAACATACTGGACTCCGTTAGAACAATAGGCCCTAGTCCCACGATATCCCTGACGTTCGCGCGGCACCATCTTCAGGTATGAAAAGACGAGGTAAATATCTCCGGTCGGGGCCTCGTACCTATCGACGGAAATAAGGTGTTTAGTACCATTCTCAGAGGTACAACCGTCAACAGACCCAGTTAACAGTGATGAATAACACTCAAGTAAGGCCGATCTCGTTTGGGTGATAAGTTCTGCATAATTACGTAGTCTAGATGTAAGAGCGGCCACATGACTGGTGTAAGATATAATACTGGTGGCCAATCGTGATGATAATTCAAGTTTACGTTGCAAATCTTGTATTTGGTTCGCAAGACCATTGATAATGGAAACTAAACTGTCAAATTTGTGAGCGACCTTAGCTTTAAACTCGTTCGAATCTTGCACCATAGCATTAAATGCTTCCTCCACTTTGTCGAATCTGTGACTAACGTCCTCAGCGAATGCTTGCAACCCTGACTGGAGCTGAACTACAGAAGCCGCGACAGCAGCGACGTTCTTGTTGGTAGCATCAATACGGTTATTGGTTTCTTTAATATTTTGTTCAAGAGCTTGAATAGTTCCATCGTAGTCCTTTCCACCACCACCCATAAGAGAGCCGGCAATCATGCCGACTATTCCTCCGATTATGAACCCCCAGAACCTCTGATTACGTGGCTCTAACATGTGCCGGACAATAGCACTGTGGTTCCATCCAGAGAACTCACGCGGGTTAGGCGTAGCTGAAACGTGTAATGTGGCAGAGAGGTCAAGAAGCTTCGATGATAACGAAGTGAGAGAATTGTGGGAATCAACAACTAACTTCATCAGAAGATCGTACTCGTTTAAACTCTCTGCAATGGGCTGACATGCTGCGATAAAAGGACTGGATCGGAATTCTTGCATGCAGACACCGTCTCCTGCGCAGACATACTCCATGCAACTGAATGGCTTGTCAAATGCATCACATAATCTGGGAATACGGATAGTGGAGTATGAAAACACAGGGTCGGACCGCACTGTGGTGTAGTAGAGCTCAAAGTCACTGTCTACTGAGATGGGGATTACAACATTGCCACCAGCAACGGGTGAACCAGTGACAGCTGAACAAATAGAAACCTGGTCTATGAAAAATTGACCGTCTTCACAGAAAATTCTCTTGGATTGAGGTGTGGCCTGTACCAATAGTTGTGAATCTATACCTTTACAGCGAACATCGGTAATCTTTGGAGTTATCGGTGGATCGGCTGTATTTTCACAAGTAAAATCGGACCACTTATAAAAACAGAAGTGTCCATCGGGTCGGTTACAGTTTTTATATACTCTATTTGTGACAACAACTGTAGCGGTATAGGTAACGATACCTGGACAAGAAACCACACCAGAACTCCGTAATGTTGGGAAGGCATATGCTGGAATAGTGGTGGCCTTCATGTCTCTAAGTTGTGGCATGAGAGCATTTTTAAAAAGTATTGAAACATCCGGGTCCATAGAGTGGGCATAAACGAAAAACTTCGTAAGACCATAAGAGTCATAAAGTGCTTGACGGATTGCAACCATGGTGGACTGATCACCATAGGGAATTTTGTAAGTATGAATTTTTCCGTCTATCCCAACAGCACCGGAACACACCTTGCCAGACGGATTAGTGGGGTTCTGATCAACAGAAGAAAACGTATCATCTATGCAGTATCGTGGCATCACTCTGCCTGATCCATCGACACGAAGTGCATCAACTCCGTCTTCACGTAGATCAGCTAGACCGGCAGGTGGCCAACAACCAACAGCGGTGCCGTTATCATCGAATAGGTAACCTCTAGTATACAATGGTACACCCATAGAAACTCTCTCAATGGGAAAGTAGAGTATTATGTTTTCTACCTCTTGTCTGAGTGACCATAGCAACTCGGGCGTATTGTCCAATTGTGACTGATCGAATGGTTTAGTCAGGTCAAAGCAACCAGCTAGATCATATCCGAACACATTGACCTGGTCGACCATGTACATAGCCTTATAGAAGTCGGGATCCAATGGGGCACCAACTGGTTGTACACCCATCATACATAGGTAACCGTTGTCTTTAAGGGTCTGACAGAGATCAGCAACGTTTTTGATGAACTCGTCCTTTCGATCAATTGATAAACCCCGCAGACCCGGCCACTCAATGTCTATATCGATTCCCTTAATTTTTGTATCTTTAACGACTTCCATAATTTTTGTTTTTGACTGCTGGTAACCATCCAACCAAAACAAATTCGCCATCGAGTCATTGAAGTTCCAGCCACCGATGGTGTACACCACTTTGTAACCTGCTGCGGCCATGGTAACTAGATTGTTTCTGTCGTGTGGCTCCCTATACATTCCTTGTTCGTATGTGTAGAAGGCATAGAATATGGTATCACATTGAGCTAAATTTTTAGCATAATCGAATGCATAGGTCCACTGTCGATAATTAGACCAGTTCTCCACGTAACAATCAAATTTGTACAAGACTGGTGTCTGTCCAAAATCGGTATAAACATCACCACTAGTAGGCATGACCGGTGTATAGAATCGACTTTCCGAACTGTAGAAATCCATACAAGGTGTGCCAACAGAACTGCCGTAGCCATCATATGAAGCGACACATCTATTGGGTGACATTGGCAAGTATTGAGTATCATTGGTGGTAAAGTAAATACACGTGTCATAATGTTTAGACAAACAACAGTCGTACCTAGTTAACCCCAAACCTGTAGTAATCACACTAGGTGCGTTACATACTTCAAAATCATTCAGGTCTTGACCCACGGAGATCATAACATTTGAGAACTGACCTGTGTAAATGGTATTAACTTTTACCTCTGATGGCAAAGTAATAACCGCGTAGGAGTTAGCAGGGACGTGACCGTACGTTTTGAGCTTTCCGGAATACACACCTAGGACTTTGGAACCTTCCATAAGGGTGTAGTTGGATGTGGCGTCAAACACCACGCAGTAGAGTTGAGAGGGTGCTGTGGAGGCACTGTTTATCCATGACAAAACAGTAGCACAAGCTGCATCGAGAAAGATGTTTGATGTATCCGAAGCACCTGTGGTCTTCACCGTATACTCCACAGCGTGTGCTGACAGCAAAAGCACGGCCAGGATTGTGAGCGTTCTGTTCATTTTGTTTTCGTGTGTGGCGCGGAGCGATTTTAAAGGTCCTGACTACCCGATTGTAGTCGAAGGAACTTGACGACGATTCTACCTCCAGCGGTCGCTCCCAGCCGGCGGAGGTATCTGTTTATCTTTTTTGGTTTGTAAACCTCCGGTATGACCCAGAGGGACCTGTAGGTTTTCCAATCAGAAGTGAGGGCCAAAACGGCCTCAATCAGTGGCATACAACTCCATTCACAATGGTAACGCTCAGCTGCCGCAAGAGCTAGAGGGACACGAACACCAGGTCTCAACCAACTGCTGGTCTCATCCTTCAGAGAGATGAATCTCTCAGCTAGTTGTTCTGGTGATTTACCGGTGATTGACCCAAATCTATATGCAACCTTCACAGGATCCTTGGCACAAGTATAGGTCCCAGTTATTGAATCTGCAACAATGAACTGCCCGCAATAGTAGGCAGAAGCATTGGTTAGCTTCTTTGCTTCAAGATTACCTAGCTCAGCATAGGTTGCTTCCACCACGGCATCGGGCACTTTCGACTTTGTGTAGAAGATGGAGTCGTCACCAACCAACGAGATGAATTCTGGGACACAGCGGTAGGCCACAGCATGAACAGCCGCATTGTAAATAGTATTGCCTATCAACGTGGTGGCGTCACCTGATTTATGCTGGTAGAGGAATTTGAATGTTGTACCTGAGTTGAAGTGCTTGTTGAGTGTAAGAATGTGACTGCGATCCCACAACTCCAATATGACAGGATGCAATCCAAAGTCTTGGTACATCATCATCTTGAACCTATGAGCTGACTCGAGTTGACTTTTGTCAAAAGCACTAAGGTCAACTTCCACCAGGCTTGCTTTTTTCAGCTCCCCCCGTGGGATCCTATGTAGGTGGTAGTTAATGGCCGCATCCAGATTGGTGGAATTGCGGCTCCAAGGTATCACAACCTGTGGCAGTAGAACAGACTCGATTCTTTTCTGGAGACCCTGAATGACGTGCGACACGATAGCCGTGACTATCGGTGCTGAAGCCAGGACGACCTGCGGTTTTTGAATTTGAGACTGGTGGGCGGTAGTGACGGTAGTTTTTGGGTTGGTTTTCAAGGTCAACTCAAAGACATTCATGGGCTGGTCCTCAAGGGCCAATCCGATGCGTTCTTCACCGGCGTCTATTAGTTGGATTAACTTTGAAACTTTGCAGTCTCCGTCCAACTTCTGCAACCACCTTTTCAAACCCTCCGGATTCACACCAATCGGCTGCTGCCTAAACTCTTCCAACTTTTCCTTAACCTTAGGCACACACAGGTACTTCAGGAAAGCATCTTGAAGAATAACAGCCTTGTCAACAGGGTCGACCCCATTTGTGAGGATCGGGGGATCAGCGTTCCTTTTGTTGACCCCAGCCATCATTGATTTAAATGTATTGGGATATGGTCCCTGGACTCCTGTTACAATAGCAGGTACTGTTTTTACTGGCTGCTTTATGATGGAATTGACTGATGACAGTCTCAGTGAAACCTGTGTAGTTCTGATATTGGTGTCGTCTAGTTCTGTTTGCAGATCGTCCCAGGTGTTGTCAATCGTCCCGTTTCCGGGTGTAATCTTGTGTACATATTGCCTGACCACCTCTGGGGCCGTCGCGGGGTCAATAGTCCTCAGGTTATCTGGCTGTGACAGTGGTTGTTCAGAATACACGTAGTATGGAGCAAAATAGTCTGGGGTTGTCTCAAGGTGCCGGTTATGAAAGAGCAACTTATCTAAAATCACTCCTTTACTTCCTGTTTGTTCAAACTCCGCATTTGGTACATTCTTCAAGATAATACCATCAAAAGGTTGTGCCACCGAGGCATGGACAGATGGTTTGTATATGTCCGCCAGTCTCCCTCCATCTTTCTTCAAGACCAATCCCAGCTTAGCAATCAATGTGTCACTGACATTGACATGTCGGGCACAAACTGTCTTCTTCTTGAACAGTCTAAGTCCGAAGAATCTTTCTGACTCAAAAGCATCAAAAATACACAGTCCCTTACAGTTATGCTTAACTACCACACTATCCGTGGATGGATTTGCATTTTCCACTCTTTTTATATAACCACTTGCACTCTCAGGACCGAATCTACGGGTGACCCAAGCTATAGTTTCAGGAAAGAAGTCAGCACCTCGGACGTAGGCAATTGCAGCGAGATCACCGGCATACAAACCCATCTCACTAAAAACACTCAAACATTTAGCATAGTGTTTGACAAGAAATTGAGTTTTTACCTTGTCTTTGGAACTGCTGTTTCTAATTGGATTGGCTGCCAGTCTTGATATAGGCAGTGTTTCTATGTCCCTAAATATGGGTTCAACTTGAACTCCCACCAAACCTGGTTTTTCTGCGGCCACTGCCTCAACTACACCCTCAGCAGTGGTGGGAATCACCATTTGAAGCACAGCAGAATAGAAACCTGGTGGCACACACTCTAGCACACCTCCTTGATCACCGAGCATGACCCCGTCTGTAATCTGCAATTTCTTAACAGCTGCCAGGAGAAACCTTGGGTCGAATTTGTTCCCTTTTGAAACACGACATGCAGCATCGGGACTCAAAGTCATCAGACTGCGCATGAAGTCAAATGAAAGTGATCTGCTAGAAAAGAGAACCGCGTGCGACCAATACTCCCTCAAGGTTTTGTACTCGTGCCCATCAACGGAGACGGGACCAATGCAATCAGGATGGTATAAGTAAGGTAACTCACCACTTTTCTGTGACTGTATCAACTCAGGTTGCACTCTTGGGAGTGTCGGGAGGTCAAGTATAGAACTGATAGACCCCGCCAAGATGTTCGGGATGGATGTGTGTGTCAAGCCCGCCACACCCACGACCAGAAAGACCTCTGACCCATATTCACTAGATGCAGCCAGACGAACCACTGATGACCGTCTGGTTAAGGTCAATTGAAAATCCAGCAAGCGCTCCGATGCAAAAGTCTTCACCACAACGATCGCCTGACCACTGTCAGCCCGTCGGGCAATCTTTTCAAAAGTCTCTTCATTGTGGCCATATTGGTCCTCGGAAACTGAAGTACCATCAATGGCCAGATCAATCATGACCACGTTGTCCGCAGATGAGAACTCCTCTATACAACTACAATCCTCCAATCTGTGCAGGCACGTTTGTGTGGGTTTGACATCCTCACGCATTTTCAGAGAACCAGGGAAGTCATGGAAAACAGTGGTCAGTGGTATATTGCGGTCTTGGAACTCCCTCGGACCGTGTCCTTTGGCCGGGCACAAATCAACCCATTGCTTCCCTTTTGAAACTTTACCCAAGATGGAGTAAATTTGATTGTACTTCTTTGGGAGCCGATCTGCAACTTTCGGCATTTTCTTCCAGTGGTGTCGTAGACTGTTATGGAACAGTCGGAGTTCTTTGGTAATCTTGTTGTCGGTTCTAACAATCCAGTTTTGACCTGGGATACCTGTACCCCAGTGTTTAGCATCCTTGTCATAGACCATGGCGTTGGGGTGGCTGGATTCAACACTCACCAGACTATTAGCATCACCACCCGTACAGTATGTCAGAACCCCTTGGACAAACTCACAGGCGTCATTTTGCTCTCCTAGCACTATAGCATTGTCAGATAGAACTTTCTCAATCTCTGTGGTCGTCAACTTAATGTTAGGGTAGTATGTATTTAAAAACTTCAAACCCGTGACCAACCAGCAGTGGTTATTAAATCCCCTAGCCCAAACTAAGAGATCTTGGATATTGGTGTAAGTGGAATCAGAGAAAACATCTGGTGGTGGACCACGATCTTTACCATCATCAACCTCTGGTACTACAACCTGGGCAACAACGACCGGTTCATTAACCACGTCAACTTCCACCTCTTCATCTGGTTCCTTCTCTTCTTCCTCCAATGTGAAGAAACCCTGAACTGCCATGATGCAGATTTCATGAACGGACGGGAGTAAATACTCAGTCGCTGCCGCAGTTGCCATTTTGAAATGGACTGGATCTGAACAAACAACGTCCACAGTGACTCCTGTACTACGACCATAGTCCACAAGCGTTTGAACTGCTGTATCAATGGCACAGCCGGCTGTAAAACCGTCTTCAAGTCCTATAACAGGAGTAGCAATCCATGTAGCTTCAAGTCTAACTGCTTCATCAATCAGGTTTTTGTATGTTCTTCGCAAGGTGCTGATATGTAATGGAGTCACCTTTGACTGAATAACAAGTGGTCCACAAACCTTCAGAACACTACCTTCGGCCTCGACGAGACCCGGTTTCAGCTTTTGATCCAATTCAACTCTCAAGGGGGCTTTTGAAACTGTCACCACCCTAACTGTGACACGGTAGACGCCAATCTTGACACTGGTCTTGCCACGAATCGTTGCAACCAACTCGTCCCTACTGGTGACCTCTTTATCATCAACCATGACGATCATGTCGCCAACTTGCAACCAGCCAAACGGTTCAGCCAAGGTTAGCCCCAACACTCGCAACGTACCAGTTTGAGTGAGGTCTAAGTCGTCCACCCACAACCACCCATTGAGAGCTTCCTTATCATCGTGAATATGTACCTCCTTCTTCGGCTGCTCCACGGGTTTTTCTTTAGTCAGTATACTGGTCAGCGGAGGTCCGACAACGGTTTTCTCCTCCACGTCAGGTTGTGGAATACATTCTTCCACTGTGGTCTCATTTGGGTGGGGGAGACTAAAGTGAACTGGTTCTTTTCTGAGATGTTCTAGAGCTTTAGCCAGAGGGGTGAAAACACCTCCTCGGAGTTCTACGCCCTGAAAGGTTTTTCCAAATTGGTTAGTGACATCAATCCGGACTGATCTGGTAGCGGTACCAACATCAGTAGTCTCGTTTGGAGTAGTCCTGTTTGGGAAGAAATGCTTCAGTTCAGAATGTTCGACTGGTTCACACCAGAAGAACTTTGCAACACGACCAACTGTCGAATAGAACATTTGGTTACCGACCTTGACTTTCAAACCAGTTTCTTCCAAGACCTCGCGGGCAACTGCTTCCTCCTCAGTTTCACTGTGGTTGACATATCCACCTGGTAGCATCCAGTATCCACGTTTCCTATCTTGCACAACAAGTACACCGCTGCCGGTGGGAATCATACCAAAGACAACTTTTGCTTTGGACTCACCACCAACTTTGCCAATCTTAGGTCCAACCCAATTCACAGCACACGATCTGGAGTGACTGTGAACCGCACGTGCTGCCATGCAGTAAGTCCTGTGACCTGGGATACATAGGTCAACTTGTGTCTTTTTACCTCTGAGTTCTGCAACTAATGTCCTGAGAGCAATATCCAAACCCTCCTTGATTGGGAAGTTGAAAATTCCAACGGAGATCAGAGGCACTGCGATCCTTGCTACACCGTTAACTTCACATTCGCGGACAATGTTTCTGTAGACCTGTATCAAAGCTTCTTTGTCCGAGCCGGTGAGCTCTTCACCTACGCGTGGTCCAACGGCGTGCAGTACACCCTTTAGTCTCTCTGAACTCCCACCCCCTGAGGCGACGACTGTACCAGCTTGAACTGGAGACAGCCTTTTTAGCTCAACAAAAGGCTGTGTCCCAATTTCTTTGAATACATCCCCACACACACCAGCGCCGGGGATGAGTTTTTCATTTGCGGCGTTGACCCACCAGTCTGCCGCTGAATCCTGTAACTTACCATGAACCAGTCTCAGGTTGGATCTTTCAACCGTGACAGTGTGTCTACCTGACCCATCACCTGGAGTGAGCCTATATAACACTTCTCCGTCAGACTGGACCGACACTCCGTCAACTGCCACAATGCTGTCATCTGAGAGTAGTCCATAAGAGTTCACGACAATGCGACAACCACTGGTGGGTGAGGCAGAGAGTGTACCAACAACAATCTCTTGGTCAAAACGGGTTGTGCCACTGCGAACTGTACCAGTCCCAGTATCGTCCAAGATTAACTCTTCTCGAACCTCCCTTTCTGAGAGTCCCAAGTCTTTTAGTGAATCTATTTTTACTGCATTTTTAACTGGTACTTTAGCCGGTTCAATTTTGCTTTTCTCAGTTGGAGCCAACTTATTCTCGATTATTGTCACAGCCTCAGGCACCGGTTCATTGTCAATTTTTCCAGTTGGAGCCAACTTATTTTCAATTATTGTCACAACCTCAGGCACTGGTTTATTGTCAATTAGAACAAGCTCTTCATGAGGCTCCATTGGTGTTTCAGATTCTTTTGTTACAGTCTTGTTGGACTCTGTATTTTGTATTAAAATCAGCCCTTCGTCCGGACCCGACTGTAGTTCTTCCGGAGACTGCCCCTCTACGACGTCGGTTCTTTCCTCAGTCTCAACAGGCAGTCTACCACAGTTTGCACAAGATCCACAGGGTTTGATACCTTTTGAGTTAGAATTACTGCAAGTAAGGTACATCTCGATGGTTTCTCCTGCGTTTGGTCTGAACTCATCCCAAACTTTTGGCATGGTATTCAACTCAATAGTGGCAATATGGGTTACACTTTTGTCTCTCCTGTTGTCGAACGCCAGCAGAACATCCGACTCAAGACATGTGACCTCATATATCACTGCGTAAACAGTGTCAGTCACGAAAACAGCCCAGGGCTCTGCATCGAGGACCGTCAGGCCGGTCTCCTCTAACATTTCTCTTTGGATTGCATCTGTGAGATTTTCACCAGAGTTCATCTTTCCGCCTGGTAGTGACCAAAGCCCACCGGGATTACGTACGATGAGTATTCCATCTCCAGATTTGACAATTCCAAAAACTGCCATTTTCTGTCCCGTCGCGGTCAAGGATATTCCTAGTTGCTCTGTTTGTGTTTCTCTGTCTTCCTGAGAAATCTCACATTGTGTGGAGCCATCGACGAAGTCATCCCACTCCATCTCAGGGGCCGGAGGCAACTCATTTTCCTCAGTATTCAACATGAGGCTCAACTCAGCAAGATCCAGCCTCTCCTGCATTGTCGACCTATAAAGGTCAAACTCACTTATGTACTCCTCTAGGTCTTCTGCAAAGTCGACCGGGTCAGTCTGAACCTCAGTACTCAGACAACATGTATCTGTCTGAACCTCTGAACAACGAACCTCTGAAATAGTCTGAACCTCCTGTGAACAACTCAGAACACCAGTTTGCACTCCTACAGATGGGTGGACTAACTGATCATGGCCGCCAAGCCTGGCAACCTCACCAATATGTCTTTTGAGATCATTGATCATTGAGTAAATCTTCTGAATTTTTTCACCTGAAAAAGCGGCACCTCCAACTTCCAGTGACAATTGTGAGACCGAATCCCTGAGGGTTTTACGTGGTGCCTCAGTCTCGTCAACAACCACCTCTTTCTTGCGCGTAATGGGAATTTTCCATTTCTTTTTTGTTAATCCTACTTGACAACCAACTTCATTGGACCTGTGTGTCACTGGGACAAACACTGAGGGTTCAAGTGGTGAACCCGCCGGTTGGATATCCATACCTCCAGGTCTATATGTCCCTATGATATGTTTAATTTGGTCCACAACTTTTCCTCTTTGTTCAAGGGCCGACTGCAACCCAACGGCTCTGCCAGTCGTCTTCTTTCGGATGGCCTTGGCAAAGTCATCTTCAATGACCGTGCAATAAGTGAAACTCTTGGTGTGTCTGGTGATACCGACCAGCATGTGTGCATTTGTAGCAAAACCTGAGGGTTTGATGAAGAGATCCATAACCGTGTCTCTCTGACGAACAATGTAAACATGGTCAAATGTCTCTCCTTGGGCCTCATGGATAGTTTTTATAATGGTACCCGCTCTCCTAGTCTTTGTGGACAGGACCAACTTTGTAGCTTGGTCAAATGTAAGTACTGCTGTCTTTTCGGGAATGTCTTTGAGGTCCAGCTGGTCAATAGAAGTGATCAACCTAACAACCCCCTCACTCCCTTTATCATTAACTGTTAAAATTTCTTTGTAGTGGTCAGAAATTACAGAAGCAGCATGAACTGTAATTCTGAAACTGACGTTCATGGGTGTCTCTGGTACTGCAGGCAAAGCAAATTTTGTTGGTCTGAGACTGCAACGGCAGATATACTGAATCTGTTCTCTGTCTCCGAAGACAACTGCTGTTCCAACACGATGGTGGATACAACACATCAGAAGTTGTCCGTAATGGTTCATAAACACCTCGTCCACAAGAGCAAAAGGCTTTGGGTTTGAATCTTGCAAACAAGCACCCACCATAGTGTAGGCGACCCGACTACCCATTTTGTCATTGATTTGATCCTTAGTGGCAACTGTACTGGTGAAGACGGCACAATCTTTATGGTAAGTCTCTATCAATGTGGACGTTTTCGTACAGCCCGGAACACCCGACACAAGTCTCAGATTCGGTGCCAGGGCTCCAGACAACTCCACCTTCATCAGTGACCTGACAGTAAAAAGGGCATGAAACGGTGCAAAGTGGTTCGGGACGAAGAGTAATGCCCCCAATGTTTGCTCCTTTTTAATGACAACACCATTCTCAACGACCCACTCAATATTATCATCTGCCAAGACTGTTTCTCTGGTAAGGAACCTACCATCACCCTCTCTCTGCCGTTTCTCATCACCTGTTGTATCCAGTGTGTTGCGAAAGAATGTCAGTGCTGACCGTAAGGCATCATTATATTCAGAGAAGGCAATCGTGGCAAATTCCTCGATTGACTCTTTGTCAAACTGAGACAGATTTGTATCAACAGTGATTTTGGCATAAGGATTAACAAGTGGTTCAACACCAACTCTCCCCTCATGGTTTTTGTGTAGGAGTGATTGACCAAATGTTTGGTCCGGGCATGATTCAGGCCCAACAGCTTGAAATGAACCCAACTTCATTCCAACCAATATTTGCTCACCCTCACGAAAAACCTTCGGGGTAACACCCGAAACGATTCCTCCAGGTTTCTGCTCTTCGAGTTTTTCGGGTTGACCTTTGTCCTCAAGTGTTTGCTTGTACTGCACAAGTTCTTCAAGGTCTTTGATGATGATGGCACCAGCTGGCGTATCATCAGATTGTAGGGCCACGTCGTCGAGTGAACCAAGTACCTCTTTTACCTGGTCACTCCTAATACAAGGCTCACCTTTGACAACAGCAATGTAAATTTTTCCTTTCTTCAACAGAGGTTTGACAGGAGTCGGCTCAAAAAATTTGGCCGCCACTTTTGAATTCTCACTAACAGTACTGTCGTCCGGTTCCAGCACTATTGCATCCTTACCAAACAGCCTGAAATGTTGCTTAACGGTGACTTGATCCAAAATCCAGGGTGACCCTGGTGGTATGAAAATGTAATCCAGCGGTCTCTTTTTCGGACCTCTGATGAACCAACCCTCTGTATCCTTGCAATCCATGATGTCCTTCGGTAGGTCTCGGGCGTGAAAGATTGCTCTCAGAAGTTTGCTGAAGAAACCCTCTTTGTAGTACTTCATCTTTCCCTTCAAAGTATTCTTAGCCCTGCCCCAGTGATCAAGTGCGTAAATCAGTGCCGCGGTCGCCAGAATGTAAGACTGGTCAACCTTGGTCTTTTGCTTTTGGGTGATCTGTGCCCCCATGACCACAACTCTACTGTTAAGGGCTGAAACAAAAGATCGCAGTGACCCGATCTTTTTGACCAACTCCACAGAGTCTCTTTTGACTACATCATCTAGGCCAGCACCAGCTGCGGCTGTCAGTGAATCCCATGTGGAGACTGGGATTTGAATCAAAATTGGGTGAAGAACCCAGTAAGAACTACTCTTTGCCATCCAGTTGATGACAATTCTAACATCTGCACTAGCAGCAATACTGGGCTGTGTATATTTTGGGAGTGACAGTTTTGGGTCAACAAGTGTCCACTCAGTAATAGTGTAACCTAAACGAGTTGCTAGGTTGGACTTGTGGATAGCAACTCTACCCTCTGGTATGTTAACCTTGAAGTCGCTTGGGTACAATGAGTACAAGAGCAAGCTACCGGGGTGAGAGTATGAACTGCCATCACCAAATCTATATGTGATGTTTGCATCCTCCAAATCCAACCACTTCTTTGAAAAATTAATCTCCTGAAACGTGGCAACAGTTTTCCTGTTCTTATCTCTGAAGGCAGTGGAAAGTCTGTCCAAAAACTTCCGATTTTTGGTGGCAGTGCCACGACTAAGTCCTCTTGTGTAGCTGATGTCTGTGACATCTGTGAGTGATAGTCCATAGGACACCCCCAGCTCAGGGACGTACCCTTCGGCCAGTCCAATCAGAACCGCTGTTGGTTCTATGTGGGCTGTAATGATTTTTCTGCACCCGTGTCGAACAGCGGCGGCAAACACATCCCGTGGATGGATATTGTAACAAGAATCGATGAGTACCAATACCTCACCTGTGACATTGCAATCTTCGACTTTCCTGTTGCAGACAAAACTCCTCAGCATCGGTTCCTTTGAATTGGTAACCTGTATGACCTCCTCACACCTTTGAATAGTTTGGATGGATTGGACCCTGCCCTGGTTTGTGGCCTCGATGACCCTATTTGCCTTCGACCTCCGTGAAAGGGCTCTTTGATCGTCATATGTATCCAAAACAGGTGTACAACAGTGAATATCCAAATTCTTCTTCAGATAGAATGTAGGGTTACCTCCCCCATCAATAATCTTTGTGGAGTTAGCTTGTTTTAGCACCAGTGAATTTATCAACTTCCTGGCGACCGCGGCTTTGCCATGCGGATTGACTGAACTGTCCTTGAATGTTAAGGTCAATTCTGGGACTTCCTCCAACAAATTTTTCTTTTCATCCTCAGACATTTTCTGAGATATAAAGACAAAGTCTACTCTCTCCTTCTTTGTAGTATCTTCTAGGGCAATTAGACCCCTTACTTTTGTAATCTGCTGCTCTTCTGAGGCATTCATCTTTTCCATGTCGGCCGGACGAAAAGTAACGGTCGAAGCCATGGGTGACAATCGTCACTTCAAACTCCTTAAGGAGAGTAGTTTTCACTACTTTTATTAACTCCCCACAAATAGTGGGTAACATTGACAACCCACCGGTGGTGGGCGACAAACCACAATGTGGCGATTAACACCGGTTGTTATACAACCGTTACTATTGACAAAATA